AATACAACCACTTCGGTGGCATGTCGATTGTCGGCCTCAAGCCGGAAAACAAAGAGGAGTTCTTCAAGATCCTTGACCCGCACTTCCGACGCATGATCAAGGCCGATGTCCTCAAGCAGTTGCCCGACAAGGTGTTCATGCGACGCGATGTCGAGATGAGCCCCAAGCAGGCGAAGGCGTACAAAGACATCGCCGAACAGCTCGTGACCGTGCTTGAGGACGGAACGGTCCTCGTTGCCAACGGGAACCTGGCCGGGGCAACCCGGTTGCTGCAATTCGCGTCCGCCTACTGCGAGGTCGAACAGGGGGAGACCCCCGAAGATCCCGCCACGTGGATCGTGTCGCTTACCGACAGCCCGAAGTCTTCGAAGATCGATGAACTCATGTCGATCATCGAAGACGAGCCGGGCAAGCCGATGGTGATCGCTGCCGAGCACCGGCAGCTGATCGACCTCGCGGCGGCCCGCATGACCGATGCCGGTATCCCGTTCGCGCGGGTGACCGGTGGCGTGTCCGGGGACGAGCGCGACGCGGCGGTGCAGGCGTTCCAGGACGGCAAGATCGACTACATCTTGCTGACCTACAAGGCCGGTGGCGTCGGGCTCAACTTGACGCGCGCGGACACGATGGTTCGACTTCAAAGAAGCTGGAGCGCCATCGACAATAACCAGGGTGTCGACCGTATCCACCGGATCGGCTCTGAGGTGCACGACAAGGTGACTATCATCGATCTCGTTGCCGCTGGCACGATCGAGGAAACGCAGCTTGAGCGGCTGTACGACAAGGCTGAACGGCTTGAGGAGATCGTGCGGGACCGCGCTAAGCTCCTCGCGCTGGGCAAGACCACCGATGATCTGGACGCGGAAGCGGCCCGGATCGAAGCAACCGAATTGATGGGAGGATAGGACATGAGCTGTCCCTGTTCCTGTACGTACACATCAGCATTCCCTGATGGGACCGAAGAGACCTACACCAGTTTCGGCTTGATGTTGAAGGACATCAAAGAGCGCGGGTACGTGTTCGGAGACGGAAACACAACGGGACGCAGAAACACCGAGGAATGCCCATGCAAGTGCTACAACTGCGTACCAAGAGAGGAAAAACTAAGTGCCACCTAGCATGCGTTATGACGACGAACGCGCGACGCCCGAGTACATCGCCAAGGAGAAGAAACGCAAGCGCATCGCGAACCTGAAAGTGTTCGTGGAACGCTGGTCACCGAGATACGAAGCCGAAGTGAAGGAGGAGAGGGAACGTGCGAAGATTCAGCCAGAGTGAGTTCAAGGAGTTCCAGTGCAACAGGCGCTGGTACTTGTCGAGCTATCGCCGGTTGTCGCCGGTCACGCTCAACCCTTCCGGTCCGCTTCGGTCCGGGAGCCGCGTGCACACCGCACTGGAGGCGTTCTACGGCCCCCAGCCTGAGACGTATCTCGACGTACTCAAGGCCGCGCAGGATGCCGACTGGCAGGCGTATCTGGATAACTGCACCGAACTCGGTGTGTATCCCGATGTCGAGGTGTCGAAGGCGTTCGATAAGGACTCCGAACTCGAACGCGCGATGCTGGAGGGTTACGCCGATTGGGTCGCAGAGTCCGGCGTCGATGCCGGTATCGAGTTCACCGCGATTGAGGAGATCGTGTCGGTTCGCGGCTCGGACTTCGCGCCTGAGATCGTGGAGCGGTTCGGAGAGTTCGAAGTCGTCGGCAAGCTGGACGCTCGCGTGCTGCGTCTCATGGACGGCGCGCGGAAGTTTGTAGACCATAAGACCAGTGTGAGTCTTACGTCCGCATTGAGCACATTGCACATGAATCCGCAGATGCTCCACTACGGGTGGCTGGAACGCATGACGCAACCGGCGGGCACGTGGAGTGACGGGGCGCTGTACAACGTCCTCAAAAAGGTCAAGCGCGGCAAGCAAGCGAAACCGCCGTTCTACGCTCGATACGAGGTGAACCACAACGATGACCAGATCGCCTCGTACGAGTTGCACATGAAGCGGAAGATCACTAAGATCTTCGAACTTGAGGCGCTGCTCGCTGACGCCACAGTCGAAGAGCAGGCGCACATCGCGGAGCCGAGCCAGGACGATTCGTGCTCTTGGAAGTGCCAGTTCTTCGCGCTGTGCCCGATGTTCGATGACGGCTCCCGCGCGGAGGACATGGTAAGGGAGGAGTTCGCCGAACGTGACCCGCTTGCCCGCTACGCCGCATGATATAATTCAGACCTAGACAAAGGGAAAGGATGCAATGACCGAAGACAGAAATCCGCGACACAACGCGACGTTTCTCGTGTACGCCGAAACCAAGCGCGGCAAGTCCACGCTTGGGGCCAGCTGCCCGGGGCCGGTACTCGCACTCGACGCCGAAGGCAGTTGGAACGCGTTCGAGGGACGCAAGAACCCGAACAACCCGAACCAGCCCTACCGCGTCGTATGGTGGGACCCGAAAGAGGCTCCCCCGAAGGCTGACGGAACCTGGGACATCTGCGTGGTTGACGTGCTTCGATGGGAGACCGTGGAGCAGGTTATCCAGTGGACGTTGCAGCCTGATCACCCGTTCCAATCCATCGTGGTCGACTCCGTGACGCAACTCCAGAAACGCTGCAAGGAGGCGCTTCCGGGGTTCCAATCCGGGAACCAGCAGTATTCGGACTGGGGGCAGCTCCTGACCCGCATGTCTGAGAAGGTGCAGCGGTTCCGCGACATGGTGAAGGACGTGCGCAACCCGTTCCGGGTCGCGGTGTTCACTGCCGAAGGCGACCTTCGGCAGGACGGCAAGTACGTTCCGAACATGGAAGGCGCGCTCCGCAAGGGTATCGCCTATTGGATGAACACCACGGCCTGCCTGACGGTCAAGCAGGTCCCTAACGCGGATGGCATCATTGCCGCTGACAGCCCGTTGGTTCGCTCGCTCATGGTGAAGCCGAACCCGAACTACATCACCGGTTCGCACTTCGAGGACCGGTTCGAATCCAACACCGTTGAAAACCCCAACATCACGCAGATGATGGGCCAAATCTTCCCCGGCTTCGTGTCGGAGTAAGGATCAAGAATCATGACTACTGTCCCGTGGGATGTCCTGGTCGCCAAGGCCAAGGAAAGCGGCGTTACCGAGGTCGCGCCGATCGGCAACTACCAGGTGCGCATCGAGTCCGCCGAAGCTGGCGAGTCCAGCCAGAAGAAGACGCCCCAGATCGAAGTGCGTCTCAAGATCACCGAAGGTGAGCACGCGGGCAAGCGGCCTACGACGTTCCACCACCGGATCTACATGACCGAGAACAACGCGAGCCTGTTCATGAAGAGCATGAAGGCCCTCGGCATCACTGATGAGGCCCTGGTGCAGATGCGACCGACGCTCGACCAGATCGCCCGTGCGATCATCGGCAAGACGATCACGGTCAAGACGCAGGAGGCCAAGCGCAACGGGGAGGTTCAGATGGACCGGGACGGCAACCCTCAGGTCGAGGTCTCGTGGGAACTCAAGCCCCCGCGTGACGGCGCTATCGCGGTTACCGAGTTCCCCCCGGTTGGCGGGGGAGCCCCGGCCATGGCCGGTGGCAGCACGATCGACCCCGGTTTCTAAACACCCAAGGGGCTCCCAGTCGGGAGCCCCTTTCACTCTTTGGAGGTACCATCATGTACGTGGCAACGAACCGACAGAAAAAGAACGCGTTCGAGAAGCGAGCGGAGATGCAGCGGAAAGCAGCGGAACCCGCCCCCAAGGCTGCACCTCGCACGACGCCTACCCCGGTCGCCGAGCCGAAGCCTGATCTCGAAGCGATGAAGGCCGCAGCTGCTGAAGCGGCTGCGCTCGTCCACGCGGCTGCGCCTGAGCCTACGACGCTCGACACCTTCATTGCGGAGATCGACCCTGGCAGCGTGGAAGGCTCACGCGAGGATTCGATGGTACCGGAATACGTTTCGGAGCCGGAGCCCAAGCGCGGCCGTCCGATGTCCGCTGCGGTGGCGAAACGGAACGCGACGATCCTCCAGTTGCTGGCTGAGAACCCGGAGGGTCTGTCGAAGACGCAGCTCGCCTCGGAACTCAAGGAGAAGGAAGCGAACGTGTACACCTCGCTACGTCGTCTCCAGAGTGACGGGAAGGTCATGGTTGACAGCTCGGGTGGCGGGAGCTACCGGTGGTTCATCACCGGGCTTGGTGGCTGACCTGCGGAAACGTTCAGGAGTACCCCGGTGTTGACAGCATCGGGGACACCTGTTATGGTTAGGGCATCGCAAGAAAGAACAATGACCACGATCAAAGGATGCGTATGCGAAACTCAGTGAAGATTGCCCTCGCGGCTACCGCTGCGGCTGCGATGCTTGCCGGTTGCACCAGCGAATCAGATACGGTGTCGCACAATCTGTCCAAGGAGGCAGACGAGTTCCAGGTGAACCGGCGAATCGTGTTCTTCAACGGGATCACGGACACGTACCTGCTCACCATCGAAGGCGCGTGCTCCATCACAGACGAGGGTAACCAGCTCGAAGTCATCTGCAAGATCGGTGACGACGCCTACAAGAAGCATTTCCTCGGTCTGTCCGACAACGTGTCGTACTTCGTGGAACAGCTCGAAGCGGTGGATGTGGATGCCTACCACTACACGGTGGTTTTCCGACCCGAGACGATCGTCCCGGACATCGACTTGCAGACATCCGGCGAAGACAAGTAGTATCAAGTCCGGACTTCGGTCCGGCACATAGCGGGTTAGAGGAGTCCGGTTGTCCTCGTCAGTCTCATAAACTGAAGACCGCAGGTTCAAATCCTGCACTCGCTACGGTGTGTTTAGTCCGTACACCACAAGTCGACAGCGCTTAACCAGCGTCACGGACTCAGGTTCGGTCGGGTAGCTCCCGACGCGGATACAAAGGCCCCGAGTGGTTTCGGGGTAGTGCTGCTAGCTCATAAGGAGTAGAGCGCCCGACGAAATCGGGAGGTGCGGGG